GGCCCAGCCCTCCGGGTTCGGGCGCGACAGCACAAGCCCCTGCGCCGACAGCCACGCCAGCACGTCGTCCGACCCGTCATCGCTCAACCGGATCGGGCGCACGCCGCCGGTATCGTCTGGGCCGGGCTCGACGCCCAACGCGGAGCAGAGCGCGGGGAGCGCGTACTCGCGGTCGGGGTGGAACTCGACCAAGCGGGCGCGAAAGCCGCCTTTGTCGGGCTTCAGGTTGACCGAGTCGGGCAAGCGAAAGTTTCTGACCGGATTGACCGCGCCAGGGTCAGAGTAGCCTGCAGCGGCGATCGCTCGGATGGCCGCCGAATATGCGCCTTTGGTGGGCTGGTTGTCAGGGTCAAAGGCATAGCCCCATTGGTAGCACCCGGCGCTGGTTTCCATGACCCACGTCGGCGGCACGGGCGAGGTTTTGGGGGCTTTGTCAGTCCCGACGTCATCGAGCACCATGCAGACCACAAAATCGCACGCTGCGGCGCTAGCGGTCACCTTGCCATCGACAAACCGGTCAATGACAAAGCAACCCGTGTTGCCGTACCAAGCCGCGTTCTCGGCCTGCAGATTTGCCCGTTCAGGCAGAAACGCGGGCCAGGTGGCCTTAAGCGCCCCATCGGCGTGATATTGCAGCTCGCCCGCCGCGTTACGCTTGGGCTTTTGCCGCACAAACAACACAGTCTCGCCCTCGGGGGCCAACGATGTGAGATAATCAACGAAGATCAACGCAGTTCTCCTTAGTAGTAAGCGCCCGCCTTGCCCGCGGGCGTTTTTATTTCCCGTAACGCTCCATCACCTTGGCCTCGACGGCCAGCGGCAATCCTTCGGCCCACGCTGGTGGGGTCGTCATCATACGCTCAAGGTCTAGCTTGGCACGGTCTGGCTCATCTGTCTCAACGACGATCTCATCGTGGACATGCAACACCGTCCGCATGAGTCCGTATGCGTCCAATTGACGCAGATTAACCCTGAGAATGTCATGGGCGCTTGCCTGCGTCACGTTCTCGCACGCGAGCCCAGACCACAAGCGAGCGCGCGGCCATTCGGTCGCATCCGCTGCCGGCTTCCAAGCGGCTTTGCAGTAGGTCAGGTGCTCGCCCTCAAACCGCGCGAACGGGTAACAGAGCACGCGCCCGGACGGCAGCATGTACCAGAGATGCTGGCCGTCATAGACGTAGGTCACGCGCCCCGCGCTGAACTCATGACCCTTGTGACGCATCGCGCTCATGTAGGCGTTCTCAAGCTCTTGCCAGAAGGCCACCGCCCACGGGTTCGCCCGCCGCCAGGCGTCAACGATCCGGCGCGCCTGCGGCTCGTCAAAGCGCACGCCGTAGACCCGGCCCATCGCACTGAACGCGCCGGTCGAGCCGCCGAACCCGAGCGCTAACTCTTGCACCTTGCCGACCTGGCGCTGATCGTCAGTGACGTCCAAATATTGGACCCCATAGGTCGCAGCGGCGTTGACCTTGTACGGGTCGAGGCGCTCGCGGAAGATGTCGAGCTTCTTCTCGCCAGCAGGCGACGCGGCCAGCCACGGATTAACCCGGCCCTCGATAGCCGACCAGTCGGCGACAACAAACTGCTTACCCGGCGCGGGGACCAACGCCGGGCGAAGCATGGACTTCAAGACGTCGGTGACTCGCGGTCCGAAGGCTGGAACGACGCTGTGACCTCGAACGAGGGCGTGTCTAAGATCAGCGGGTTTTTTGGCGGCTTTCCTGGGAAAGTTGTGGACCTGTGCGCCATATGAGCTAGCTCGACCTGTCGCCGCGCCTCCAGCAAAAACAAATGCACCTCGCACTCTCTGATCTTCTGAATCAGCCAGCGCCGCGAGGCGGCTAAACTTCGCAGTCGATGACGCCCACAAGTCGTCGGCGCACTGGATGACCTCGGCAACAGCGGGCGGTATCTCATCTGGGTTTTCCTCTGCGAGCGCCAACAAATTGGCGCGCACGGTTTTGTCAATGGAATCGCGCTCTTTCGAGCGCGCGAGCTTGCGGGCCTCCGGCCCCAGCCGGTCCAGCACCCACTGACGCAGCTTAGGCGAGCGCACGCTCGTGACCATGCCCTCGGTCAACTCCACGACGCGCGCCTCAATCTCCACGCGCTCGGCCTCGCTGTATCTCATCGCCGCGTGACACAGGTCAACATCGACCAACACGCCTCGGTCGTTGATGCGCTCGTTGACATGGTAGTCGAGCAGCTCATCGGCGCTCAGGTCGCGCATGCCCTTGCTGACCGCTCGCATGGCGCGGACGTCCTGGCGGCAATATTCCAGCAAGTCCTGCATGTCCTGCTCGGTATGCTTAAACGGCGGAATGCAGCACTTCCTGACCAGTTGCGCGCCACGGTGGTCTTTCTTCATGCTGGCGCCCGCGAAGCGCCCGACGTCCTCCAGCGAGCCAGGCGCGCAGTTGGACCGGGCTTGTGCTGCGGTGCAATAGAACTGCTCAAGCTCAAAGTTAACGTGCAGCACATACCAAAAGATCAGGCGCTCGAACGCGGCGTTATGCGCGCGCACCTGACCCTTATGCGCTCGCACGCGCTCGGGGAAGGGCTGGGCTGGCGTCCAGAGTTGCACGTCCTCATCATCGAACGCATACGCCATGCAGAGCACGTCGGTGCTCAGGTCCGTGCAATAGTTATAGCTGCCGCGCGCGATTAGGTCGCATTCGGAGCGCGTCTCAAAATCGCACCAGAGGATCATTCGTCTACTCTACTGTATTGAATTGGATTGCCGGTCTTTCCCGGCTGTCAGTTTGCCCCCGCCCGAGGAGACACTGCACGAGGGCGTGGCAAGCTGCCGGTGTTTCACGCCACCGCCGGCTGGGCGTCACCATCAGGCCGCGCGGCGGCGCCGACGCGGGCCTTCAGCGTTCTCAGTAGCGGCAGGTTCTTCTGCTTTGTCAGCCTCACCGTCCATCGACACCCACTCGACGACCTTGAAGACCGGCGTGTAGATGCGGCCATAGCTCTTATGCTGGTAATGGTCTTTACCCAGCGATACGATCGGCACGGGCTTGGTCGGGTCTTTCTCGACCTGCGCCGCGATCGCTACCGCCAGTTCCTGCACCGCGCGCTTACCACCGACTGACGTCGTGGTGTAGCGGCACTCCAGACCTTCGTCTTCGCCAGTCAGACACTTCAGCATCAGGCCGACCTGCTGCTCCCAGCCCTTCTTCGCGCCCGGAGGGGCGGTGTCGAGTTCCGGCAAAGGCTGGGTCACCGACGCCATTTTTTCGGCCAGCACCTCGCCATCTCCCCACGCGATGTAGCCGTGGACAAACGAGAAGGGGTTGACCGCCCAGCGGCTGTCGTCTTCTGCCTCAGTCTGGTCCGCGCCGAACACCCAGTGGCCGGTCTTGTCCATCTTGAGGATGGCAGACTGCGCGGGCGCGACGCTTTCCAATGACCGCAGCGCGGTCGAGAGGGTTTGAACGGAGGGAAGACCTGCTTGAGCAAACTTTACGAGATTGGACATCATTTTCACCTTTAGGCTAGTTTAGAAAGGGCCGACACGAGCGTCGTCCCGATTGTGACCGCTGCGGGTCGGCTGTCGGCCTCCTCCGCAATGGTCAACCCGGATGATACCGCGACGGTTAGATCGTCGGGTAGCTTTAACTTCTTCGCTTTCAACGCCTTCTCGGCCTGCGCGGGCGACATCAGTTCAGTAAACGTCACGTCAGGCGCAAGCGCGGCAAGCGCCGCCTGCGCGGCCTTCTCATCAATCCACGACCGCTGGGCGCGCTTGTTTACGAGCTTCCAGCCCTTCACCGGCACGCCTGCCTCAAGCGCCTTCTGCGTGAGCTTACGCACGTCTGAGGCCCAGTCTTCAACGTTCTGCGCGACGTCCATCCAATGACCGATGGTGTCAGGGCCGATGCTGGCGATCGCCGTTACGATCGCACGCTCGGCAGCGCCGGTCTTCTGCGGGCAGATGGCCTTCGCCGGACAGAAGCGGCAATGGCTGCCTTCTACGATTGGCGCGTCAGGCTCTTGCGCGAGCTTGACCGCACGCTTGAGGTCGGCGCTGAAGTCGTGCAAGCGCCGGATGTCGATCATCGAGCGCCGGATAAAAGGCGGCTGGATGATGACCAGCTCGACGTCAGTGCGGCCCTTCATCGACCAGTGACCGCTCTCGAGCGCTGCTGCGGCGTAGAACATCAGTTGCTGGTTCTCTTCGGCCTCGACTTGGTAGCCGTCACCAAACTTAAAGTCCAGCACAAAAGCCTTGGTGTCCGACAACCGGCCAATCACGTCAGCGGTGCCGAAGATCGTCTTGTTCCACGGAAACTCAACGCGCGCTTCGACGTCAAACAACGCGTAGCCCTTCGGGTCGAACTCGTTGTCGAACAGGTCCAGCGCCTCAAGCACCTTCTCGTCGTCAATAGAACGCGAGTCGATCTTCTCGTCCAACACTTTCGCGATCAGATCATGCCGGCGCGTGCCCTCGCGCATGGCCTCGTTCTCTTCTTGCGGCGGCATCTGCGCGGCGAGCGCCACGCTGCCGGGGCAGTTGATGACGCGCTCTGCGGTGGACCCGCCGACGATCTTTGAGTGCATTTGATTCTCCGGTAGTTGACTTGCGAATCCAGATGGTACACACTTGCTTTCAAGTTTGCAACAGCTTAAACTTTGAAGCATTCGAGGAGATGAAAAATTTTAGAACGCGATATTGAGAGGTATCTGGTGCGCCGGGTCAAGGACATCGGCGGCATCGCCTACAAGTTTGTCAGCCCAGCCCACCGGGGCGTGGCCGACCGGCTGGTCGTGCTGCCAGGCGGCGTGGTGTGGTTTGTGGAAGTGAAGAAGGTTGGTGGCCGCATGTCCACGCTGCAAGAGCTTTTCAAGCGCGACATGCTGGCGCTCGGGCAGAACTACATGACGCTCTGGGACATGGACGATGTGGATACGTTTATCAAGGGGGTGAGATGACTAAAGAAGACATCATTAGGATGGCGCAAGAGGCTGGCTTTGATGAATGGTGGGACAACGGATGTTCAAGTTGGGACACCTTACAGGAAACATTCGAGCGTTTTGCCGCTCTTGTCGCCGCTGCCGAGCGTAAAAACATTATTGCTAAAAACGCGCCAGAAATTGCGCGAGTTAACGCACACATTAAGGCGCTAGAAGACGAGCTAGAGGCGCAACCGCGCCAATGGCAAGGGCTGACGGATGAGGAGCGCGAACAAGTTATCAACGCAAATTTCGCTACAGGCTTGTGGCAGATGGCAAAAGACCTCGAAGCCAAGCTAAAGGAGAAGAACACATGATTGACTACGGAGATTACGAAGAGCAGCGGCGCATCTTGATCGAGTACCTGCACGTCATGATCGCTCGGAACGACTGGCATGGCGTGGCTGACGTAGCGATGGACCTGCGTGAACTTGAGGCTGAGAATGAACCTTCGACCGTATCAAGACGAAGCCGCTGACTTCCTCTACGCGAACGACCGCGCGATGGTGCTCGCGCCAGTCGGCGCAGGCAAGACCGCGATCACGCTGACGGCCATGCAGGCCATGCTGACCGACTGCTACGCCTCGCGCTTCTTGGTGCTCGCGCCGCTGCGCGTCGCGCAGTCGGTCTGGCCGGACGAGGCGCGCAAGTGGGCGCCCAAGCTCAAGCTCGCGGTCGCAGTCGGCTCACCTGCGCGGCGCTTGGCGGCGCTTCACGGCAACACGCAGGTGGTGGTCACCAACTACGACAACCTGCAGTGGCTCGCCGAGCAGGACATGAACTTCGATGCCGTGGTGTTTGATGAACTGACGCGGCTCAAGAACCCCAGCGGCAAGCGTTTCAAGGCGCTCTCGACTGTCATCGACCCCATGCAAATCCGGTGGGGGCTGACGGGTAGCTTCACGTCTAACGGCTTAGAAGACGTCTTCGGTCAGTGCAAGATCGTTGACCAGCGCATGCTGGGGCGCAGCAAAGGCGCGTTTCTGCAGCAATACTTCCACTGCGTGAACCGTGATTACGGCGACTACGTGGCGCTGCCTAGCTCGCTTGATCACGTCATGCAGCGCATCAAACCGTGGACATATGTGCTCGAGCCTGGCGAGTACCGTGACCGGCTGCCGCCGCTCAACACGGTAACCATCGACCTGACCATGCCGATGGATGACTATCGCGCGATGAAGCGCGAGATGGCGCTAATCTACCCCAACGCTGAAGTCATCGCTGCCAACGCCGCAGCGGTCACAAGCAAGCTGCAGCAACTGGCCGCTGGATTTGTCTACGACACCGACCGACAAACCATCTGGACGTCATCGCACAAGCTGGACGCCATCGACGACCTGCACAGCGAGAACCAACGCGCGCCGATGCTGGTCTGGTATCAGTACAAGGCCGAGCTGGCTGCGCTCAAGGCGCGCTTTCCACGCCTGCAGACGCTCGACAACGACGACAGCATCCTGCGCTGGAACGCCGGTCAGATCGAGCTGCTGGCGGCTCACCCGGCCTCGGCCGGGCATGGGCTCAATCTGCAAGGCCAGTCGCGCATGGTCTGGATGTCGCTGCCGTGGTCGCTGGAACTCTACGAGCAGGCGGTAGGCCGACTGCACCGTGGCGGCCAGGCGCGGGAGGTCTGGAACTATGTCCTACAGACCAAAGACACGATTGACGAAACAATTTTTAAAGCGTTGCACGACAAGCGAGAGCTTGCGCAACTGGCACTGGAGGCGCTGAAATGAACCGATGGAATGAGAAGCTAAAGGCCGCTCGGTCAGAGGCGCGCATACGGCAGCGGGAGTTTAACGCCGCCCAGCGCGCGCTTAACCGGGTGCTTGCGGAGGTTGCAAACTTGGAGAAGAAAATTGAACTGGCGCGAACTTCAACGAAGGCTTAACACTTTAACCGAGGAGGAACTATGGAACCTGATCGAAGCGGAACTGAATGGACAACGGCGCGTGTCGCTGATCGAGCGGATGCACATGCGGGTGGCAGCATTACGCACTACCCGCGAGAGGTTGGAACTTCTGAAACGCGCGACGACGTGATGTATGTCTTAGGCGTAGCCACTGACGTGCAGAAGACGTGGCGTCGGTACGGTTGGGTGCCGCCGTCGGAACTGCCGGAGTACCATGACAAATGGGCGCGCGCCCAGCAACCCACACGCATTTCGGAGGTCGGACGTGGTTGATTACAGCGAAGGTTACTTGAACTTGAAGCGCATGGTGGACGAGATTTGGCAGGCCATCATGGAGAATGACATGACCCGCGCACGCGACATCTGCGCGGCGACTGTTGTTGAGGCGCGGCTGCTGCGCCACCAGATTGGCATCCAGAACGAGGGCCGGAATGACAGCGATAAGCAAGGTTGAACGGTATCTGCTTGACCGGAAACGCCCGGTCACAGTCAAGCAGATGGCCGACTATTTCATGTTGAGCAAATCCGCTATACAAAAGGCACTCAATGAACTTGAACAAACAGGCAAAGTCACGCGCACCCAGCAGCGCACCTGGCACATCTGTCGAATGGCCGTTCCCCCGGTGGCCGCTCCCGTCGAACTTGCCCCACAGCGAGCCACCTACGACCGACCGACCCTTAACTCGTACCCGCACGCACGCGGATATGACGACTGAACTTGGAGAAGCTAAATGGTAGACATGGTAAACCACCCGCCCCACTACACACGCGGCGGTGTGGAGTGCATCGACGCGCTGGCGTCAGCGACCGCAGGGCTGGAAGGGCTGGATGCGGTCTGTACGGCCAACGCCATCAAGTACCTGTGGCGCTGGAAGCAGAAGGGTGGTGTCGAGGATTTGCGGAAGGCGCAGTGGTATATCACTAAGCTGATTGACACATCTGTAACGCCGCAGTTCGACCTTCCTCTACGCGCCGCGCCCAGCCCCGACCGAACGTGGGCCAAGTGGGTAGCGACTGAAGATAGACAAGACGATTGTCTTGGAACTTGTTGATGACCTCTGCCGCCGGCATGGCCGCGACGGCCCGCAGCGTAAGCGGGCCAATCGCGCCGTCCGGCGTAGCGCCGATGGCCTCTTGCAAGAGCTTGACCGCGCGGCCTGGGCCGCTGTTGATTGCGGTATCAAAAACGACGTAGTCCACGCCTGCGGGCAGCTCGTCCGCCTTCACCTTGTCCCAATACCGTTCCTTGTAGAGCGGCGCCACGTCAGCCGGCGTCAGCGCCCGCATCTCGTCCTCGTCCACCGGGCGCCCGCACCAGCGCTCCCAAGTTGTCTTGGTGCAGCCGAGGTTGGTGATGCCGCCGGGGTCAAGCGGATGCGCAACAAAACCCCCCTCGTGATGCAGCACAGCACTTAGCGCGGCGTCCCAGTTCTCTCTCATTTCTTGCTCTCGATGGTTTCTTGCTTGGCTTTAGACCCAGCGCTTGAGCCAAAGAAGAAGTTGAGGATCGTTGCAACCACGGTCGCAAGGATGAACCCCAGCACCGTGTCGGCAAAGCGCACGTTGTCAGTCGGAATCTTTACCATCGTAATCAGGAAGATGTAGCCTGCTGCGACCAGCGACCAGAAGGTCGCCAGCACGTAGACGAACGATCGGCTGATGCCGTTGCCGTTGATAAGCGCCGCGACCTGCATCGCGCGGGCGTCTGCCGTATTCTTGTTCGCCTGCTCGACCATGAACTCTTCATGCTGCATCGCGCGCTCGCGCAGGCGCGTGATGTCCTCGGCGTTCATGTCGGGCTTGAGTTCAACACCCGTCTTCTCCTGCACGTAGTCGAGCCCCTTGTCCACAACCGCTTGCGCGACTTTGGGCAGGTTGTTCTGGATAAGGGTAGATACGATACCAGCGACGATGGGTAGCATCAGTAACTAACCTCCGCAAGAGCCAACATCAAGACGGCCATGAGTAAGACGATGATGCCAAAGATGTAGTTCATTTCGGCCACCGGTCTACGATGAACATGATGATGTGGAACATGATGATGCAGCCAAGGCCCACCACCACGGCGATAAGCGCGGCGTCTGACGTGTTCTTGATGAACTTCTTGCGCCGCCTGATCTGTTCGTAAATCATCTTCTCGCGCTGCTCTTTGATGCGCCGCCGCATTTGAATAAACTCGACGTAGCCATCGCGGCCAAGGTGCTGCAACGCCCCGTAGTGGAACCAGTGGTAGAGCGTCTTCTCCATCTCTTTGATCTTGACCTGGGCGGCGTAGGCGTCAAACGCCTCGACCGTAGCAGACTTGGAGAAGACGAGCTTCTTGAACAGCGGCGGCTTGGTGTTCTCCTGGCCGCTCATCCATTCTTGAAGATCACTGACCGCGCCTGCCCACTTGCCAAGCTGACCAAACACATCCTCGGCCTCACGGCCCAGCTCGACTGCTTTCTTCAGTCCGTTGAAGACGGCAGTCGCAGTCGCCAACAGACTGATCGGGTCTAGCATCAGTGAACCTTTAAGACGATCCCCATGAGCAGGAGAATAATCGCCCCGGCTGCGCCGATCAAGATGTGCTCCAGCCGCTTGATGCGCAGGATTGTCTCAGTCCATCGTTCCGCACAGACAGCTTCATGCGTGTTCAAGCGACCCTCCAGTTCGTTAGCGGTTGCCATTACTCTTGCCCCAAAGTCGATACGGTTTGACCGATCTGCGCACCGCCGGTGGTTAAACCTCTTCCAAATGCACCAGTAAACGCTTGCCGGCTAGCCTTAGTTTTTTGTGCGGCGTCTAACGCAGCAATTGCCGCGTCAGGGTCGCGGTACATGAAGTTAGTTAGCTCTGCGGCTACTTTTTTGTTCATGCGGCCTTCAAGGCTGGCCCAGATAGCCCGCGCAGTTGCAACGCCGTTCTCCAAATACGCCGGTGTTTTAACACCTGACTCTTCGCGCGCTTCGGTGGCTATTCGAGCTGCGCGAGGCGTGGGGGCTTGTGTAATTCCAGCCAGCGCAGCCACTTCATCAGCGCGTTTAATGTCGGCGGCGACTAATTTCAGCGACTCAATTTCTGCCGGTGTTAGTCGTTTTGCAACATCAGTAGTCGTCGCTGCAAACGGCGCAAGTGATGGGGACTGAGCTAAAGTTTTTGCCGCTTTTTCAAACTGAATATATTGCTCGGCCAAGTCTTTCATGTCCGTCCAGACGCCCTTACCACCAAGCGCCTGTTTTACCGTAGCCTCATTGTCAACAAGATACTTCAGCGCTTTGCCTGCGTCGCCGCCTTGCAGCATGTTGGTAACGCGATCAGACACGGATTGCGCAAGCGCCGCTTTGCCATTCTCGTCTAGCCGGCCTAGCGCGGCTTTCATTCGACTGGGGTCTTTTATCAACCGCTCCATGACGTCTTGCGCAGTGTCACCGCCAAACTCAGTGCGTAGCGCCGCAACGTTATTCATGCCTTGCTCAAGCCGCCGCGCTTCAGCCTCGACCGCACGCAAACGTGAGCCAACTGACACGCCGCCTTGCTCCAACACGTTTAGCGCGCGTTCATTGTCAGCTAAAAATTTAGCTGCGGCGTCGGGCTTAACTTGTTTTGTAACAGGGTCAACGACCCGCGACCTAAACAATGATTCAATACCTTCCCCCATAGCGCTACGAGCAGCGGCGTCACCGCCAAAAGTAGCCACAAATTGCTGGGCGTCAGCTTCGCTAGATAGATAGCGGCCTACCGCGTTTTCAGGCAATAGCCGAGTTTCATTAAATGCAGACGGCTGCAACAACCGTGCAGTAGCGCCTTCCTTAAATCGAGGCGCAAACTTAGTACGGTACGTGTCGAGCGCGGATGCGTATAGCGATTTAGCGTCATCCGATAGCGTAGTGCTACTCGCCACGGAATCGTCAAGCGCTTTATGTAACTGCGATAAATTGCGCGCTTCTGTGGCAGACAGCGTTGACGTACCGCGCGCTGCAGCGCTAATCTCGGCGTTGATAACCTTGCGCACTGCGTCAAGCTCTTCAAGCGACGCCGTAGCTGGGCCTGTAGGCGCTTCGGGCCTTGTCATTATGCGGGATGAAATCTTGCCTGCACCCGCCGGCGCGGCTTCTGGCGCTTTGGGTGCAAACCGAGACAACTCGCGCACAATTGACGGCGCAGTTTCAGGCGCAAACGCAGTAAGCGGCTTGCCCAAAATTCGCTCTGCCTCTGCCAACACCGGCGATACGTCAATACGCGCGCCTTCAGCGGCTTCAAACGCGCGCCGATAAGCAGGTTCAACAACTTGCGCACGCGTTTCGGCGCGAAGTTTTCCAGCGCGTTCTGCAAGAGTCTGTCCTGGCGCAAGTTCGCCAGCATCACGCAAAGATTTTTCTAGCCGCGCGGCGGTCTGTTGTAGCGTTGCCTCTTCGGAACTAAGTGACCGCAACAACTGATTGCGAGTTTCGCTCAAAGTAGCTTGTGCGTCTGGCCGCAGCGCACCCGCTTGCTGTGCTAATTGATTCTCTACACCTTGCAGTTGTTGTCTCAGCGCGTTAACACGATCAATTTGCGCGTTGTACACGCCCTGAACTTCGGCTTCTACGCCCGTCAGCGTTTTTTCTAGTTTAGCAAGTGTTGGCGACCGAACCCCGCCTTCTACCGCGCGCTCGGCAAGCGTCGGTTTGAATCCTGGCGTGGTTGCCATGCCCGCAGTACCGCGCAAAGCGTTAGCTAACTCTTCACCCCCCGCACGCAACAGCGCATTAGCGGCTCCTGCCGCTGGCGCAATAAACCGATCGCTAATTGCGCGAGCGCCGCCAAGAGCAACTTGACCTACTGGACCGAGGGCAGCGCCAATTTGAGCGCCAAACAAAGCTTCTTCTGGATTTACAAGTCCGGCAGACGTCCCGCCAGCAAGCGCGCCTCCACCGATACGAGCGCCGATGTTGCTTAAGCCAGTCAACTTACCGGGGTCAAACCCTGCTGAACGGATAGCAGGCGCTAACGCGCTTACGCCCGGAATCCGCGCCGCGATGCTGCCTAGCGCGCCGGGGATTGGCAGCGTTACGCCGACTTCCGACATGAGTTGACCGGCTTTATACGCGCCGGCTTCTGGGCTTACGCGCATTGTTTGCGCTAAATACTCATCCATTGCGGTGCGGGTAGGTATGGTTGTGCCCACACCCGCAGCGCGCAATCCTTCACCTACAGTAGCAGCTACAGACCCCAAGCCTCTCGCACCGCCCGCAGCCAACTCGCGTTCGGTCTGCTCTGACATGCCAAGCATGCGCAGAGGACTGTATTGCGCTACCGTGCCTGCTAGTGAACGAGGCGCAGAAACTTCTGCTTGCTGCGCTTCGGCTTCAGCCTCTGCTTTTGCTTTAGCAGCGCGCGCCGTAGCAATCGCGCGCTGCTGTTCAACTGTCAGTCCTTCCATAGCGCGCGGTCCTCCGGCGACATGTATTGCCACAAGGCGGGATCGCCCGTGTAGGCTTTTGGAATGTTAAGCGCGGCGGGCGCAGAGCCTGGCGTTTCGCCGCGTCGCACGCTTGACCGTCGAGATACGGTGACCATCTCGGGTATGTCAAATTTCTCTACGCCTGCCTGCTGCCGAACTTGTTGATTCTGAGACAGCCGTGCGTTGCCTTTTTTAGCGGCTTCTTGCGCGGTCTTATACGCACGTTCAGCAAACTCTTGCAACGTACGTGGGTCTTTGGCAATGTCAGCGGCTTTTGCGTCAACCAAAAATTGCAAATCTTTATTGGTAAACCCGTTGCCAGTGCCAAGGTTAGACGCTTTGATTGCCTCAATCACTGACTGTTTAAGGTCTGCTATCAAAGTCTCAGTCGCGGCAATCTGTTCGCTCGGGCCTTTGCCCGTCACGTTTAGAGCACGCGCCAACTGCAGCTTAAAGTCTGCTGCCGGGCCCATAAACGCTTTGTTTTCGTTTACTGCTGCCAACACACTGTTGGCTCGTGCGGCCACATTTGGCGCATTCCGAGCTGCGTCAATATCACCAACAACTTGAGCCCCAAGCCCAGCCCCAATTTTTTGCGCAAAAGCAGACTCACCCGGCGGCATTTGAATTGTGGTCGTTGCGCGGCCCGCTTCTGCAAGCGCTTTTTTGTAGTCAAGAAACGTGCCTTTGAAACCTTGTTGTACCGCGCGGTCATAATCCTGTTGCGCGGATGTGGGGCGCTGAACTTCCGGCACCATAACTTGCCCTGTGCGCGGGTCAACAGCGCCGACGCCTACGACGTTATGCAAAGTAGGTGCTTTGACCGCTTCAGCCAGCTCGGTTTCCAACACTTTCATGTGTGCTTTAGCTGCAGGCACGTTTTGGAACGGCGCAATTTCCAGCATCTCGCGCCGAATGACGTCAGGTGAACGAAGTCCTCGGCCTAGCAGGGCGTTGACTGGCGCGGCGGCTGCCGGAGGAGCCAATGCGTTAACGCCTGCGCCCGTAGGAGCCATTCCCGCAGCAGCAGGCGCAGCGCCCGGCATAGCCGCAGCAGCCGCAGGTTCTCCGCGCTTCAAAAGCGCCGCATAGCCTTCCTGTTCTTTTAACTTTTCCAGCATCTGCGTGCCAAGCTGCAACGTCTTCGGCGAACGCATCAGCGTCTGTGCAACGACTCGCAAGTCTGGGTTTTGCCCCATCTGCGCTAGCTTTTGCTGAAGCTCTAGCATCTCACGCCGGTCTTGCTCAAGCTGCTCAATCTGCATACCAGCAATCTTCTGCTGCTGCATGGCACCTTGAATCTGCGTGACTTGCGCCATCTGCGCAAGGGGGTTGGGCAGCTCAAACGTCGGGACGTTTAATGACAGTTCTGGTCTGACGGCCATGTCTACACCTTACCGATTGTATTGAGACTCGCGGATAGCTTGGGCCAAATTCTGATTGCCAAGATAATTCATATACGTGCCCAGCGCGTTGCTGATCGCTTTGGCTGACCCAAGCCCTCCTGCGGCTTGCGTTGCCCCGATGTCGGTCGTCAGGCCGCCTGCGGTCTGGCCGTACTGGCCTGCGTAGCCAGCCTGCCCTGCCGCAGCAGCTTGACCCGTGCCCATCAAAGCGCCCAGTGGCTGCAGACGGTTGACGCGCTCGGTCTGGAACCGATTGAAGGCGTTGCCGTACTCCTGCGAGGCGAGGTCTTGGCCGTAGCGCGACAGCGCCTTGCCGGTAGCGCCGGACAACAAACCACCTTTGGCCGCGCGGCTGGCCTCCAGCGCCTTCATGCCTTCTGACAGCCGGAACGCGTAGCCGGGGTCGGCCTGGAAGTCTTGCATACCAAACGGGCGTGCGTACTTGCCGTATTCAGCGCCTTGCGTGCCGCCAGGCAAACCCAAAAGCGTCAGCAGTTGATTCTGCGCGGTGATGCCCGCCGTGCGGAACGGCTCTTGCAGCGCCTTTTGCTCGTTAAAGATGTCACGAGCAAGCTGACGCGCTTCGGCTGCCGAGCGAGCCTGCGTTTCAGCGGCTGACTGCGCGGCCTGCGAGCCAGTGATGCCGCTGATGAGCGACGCCAACGGCACGCCGTAGTCTTTGGCAAACTTGGCGAGCGCATCAAAGGCGCCGGTGCTTAATCCAGCAACAGTTGCAGCGCCTGCTACACCTGTAGCCGCGCCAGGCAAGTTTGCCCCTAGCGATTCAGCAGCAATTTGTTCGTGATTAAGCGCTGGTGCCAGTGCGTTTGTTACCGCAGTGGTCGCGGCGGTGGCGGGCGTAAAAACACTTGACCCCGATACGCCGGTGGCGGCGCCCGGAACATTTGCGCCTAACGATTCTGCTGCAATTTGCTCAAAATTTAACGCAGGCGCTACAGTCCCAGCACCAGCGGCCCCAGCACCAGCGGCCCCAACACCGGCAGGTACGCCACCTAGCCCAGCGTCCAACGCAGCTAATGTTTCGGGACTAAGTGCGTTAGCGCCGGCTGCGGTAGCTGCAGCGGTAGGGGCAAGCGCGTTCGCTGATGTAGCTGCTGCGATCTGTTCAGGAGTTAGCCCTAAAAGAGAAGCCCCTAGGGTATCGCCCGCCAACGCCGACGGCGCTGCCAACGGTGAAGCAATTACAGGTGACGCTGTAGCGACCGCAGGCGCTGCTGCTGCAACAGCAGGCGCGCCGGTATTGGCGGCTAGCTCGGGCGCAATCAATTCGACTGCGGTAGCCTCGGGCACGGCAGCCCCGGTCGCGGCGTCAAAGAACAATCCCTCGCCTCCGTAATACATGCCAGCTAGTGCAGCAGCGGCTTTGATGGCGTCAGGATGGACGCCTAGCGCGTTGGCTACCGGGTCAACTACCGTATCGGTCAGCCCGCCTACAACGCCACCTACGCCGCCTAGCAAGCTAGCAAAGAAGCCTGTGCCGCGACCGGGCGTTACATGTTGAGATAGAAAAGCAGTTCGTTCGTTGGTGCCAAGGTCTAATCCTGGCTCCAGACGTTTTAGCAGATCAACCGATATGCCTGCGGCGCGTGCGGCTTCCTCTGGCGTGATCTGTTTTGTCCCAAGCGCGCCGCCGATGATTTGACGATACTCTGGCTCCGTACCGTAAGGCGATTCGCCCGATACGTAATAACCTGGATCGTAGTAAATGAACTGGTTTTTTAGCGCAGCTCGTACCTGTTCTGCGGTTTGCTCGGCCATGCCGCTCTCCTAGCTTATTTCGCGCCCGCTTACGCGGAAGTTCATAGACGCCGCAAGGCTGCCAAGCGTCGAAATAGAATCGCCGGTGTTCAAGATGTGCCCTGCAATCTCAGGAAATGTGTAGGTTTCAGACGGCTGCAAGGTCTTGGCCTTGACGATCAGGTTGCTGTCGCCTGCGCCCTGCCCCGCTGGCACCAGATTGACGCTGATTGTACGCGCAGCCGAGCTGTAGTTGGTAGCGGTCATCTTGTCGATGATGACCGCCGTGACCGTTGCCACGTACTGCGTCGTCTGGACCTGCTCGACCGACTTGGCTTCGACCAGCGTCCTGGCATTGATAGGCATGTCAGTCCTCGGCGGGCAACGGCTGATTGCCTTCGTCTAGCCAATGCAAATATTCTTGATAATCACGATTGGCTGGGTCCATTGGAATCCATGCCCCATCACTTAAACGACGAATAGCCTGCTGTGTCAGTTGGTACATGGTCAAAGCTCCGCAACCGCTTGCCAGTGAATTGAGTAACCGTTGCCCGCCGTGACTGCGACGTTGCCTAACAACGCAAACGCGCTGTCGCCGATGTTAGCTGTTGAGGCAGTGGGCGTAGTCGTGTTTAGCGACCAGTTAGCCGTAGCAGAATCCGGCGCGTAGGTGGTGATTGTTGGCGCTGCTCGCTTTGCCACGGCGAACGTAACGGATGTAGAAAATGCTTGGTTGACCACTTGCCCCGTGGCGTACGCCGCACCTAAAGTTGCGCCGGTATTTTGGGCGGGAGCCGTAGCGTACGAAAATGATTTTTCGTAGTACCGCTGGCACATGCCAAGCTCTACGCCAAACGGCCGATGCTCAAACGGCGTTGCTGTGTTTCCAACTTCCACTTGCACGCCAGTAATTGCAAAAATGTTGCCGATGGTGTCCAGCACGTTAACTTGCGAAGAAGTGGCCAATGCCCACCCAGATTGCCAACTGCCGGGTGCGCCTTGCCGGGTAGTTCCGCAGTACAGCGTCCAGCCCACTGTCAGCCCTGAACCGTTAGTCCAGTTCCATGTGCCATCGGTAATTAAACCGTTTAGGATTGTGATTTCTTTGTATTCCCAAGTGTTCGCGGCTGAGATGTTGTACTCAGCAACGTAATACCGGTCAGCACTAGGATAATCATTGTTATAGAACGTTACGCAGTGCGTACCAACTTTAGCGGACCGCACCCAAAACGAAAGCGTAAAAGTTTTGTCGATTAGATCGCGGGCTGAATAGCCTTCAATTTTTTGAAGCAATGTCCAAAGCTCTGACGCCGTAACGGTGGGGTCGGCC